GAAATATAATAATTATTCGTACTGCGAATAGACTTAAAGGTTTCGTCGCTAAGATAGATACAATGTCTCTCGACTCCACTATCCAAACTGAACTTGCCGCTCTCCGCAACGAAATCAAGACTCTCACTAAGCTTGTTCGCAAGATTAAGAACACCCAAGAAGATCCAGATGGTGAGAAGGCTAAGAAGCGTTCTGAGAACAACGGCTTCAACCGCAAACAGGAAATTACACCTAAGTTGAGGGGGTTCCTGGCTCTCCCAGAAGGTGAACTCATCTCTCGCTCGGAGGTGACCAAGTTCATCAACAAGTACATTACAGAGAAGGGTCTCAAGCATCCGGATAACGGTCGTCAAATTATCCTTGACGATACACTTAAGGATCTCCTCGCACCCCCTGCTGACGTCCAGGTTACCTACCTTAACCTCCAAAAGTTTCTCTCTCCCCATTACGTGAAGAAGGAAAAGGCTTAAAAAAATAACACTTACTTCTGATAAGAATGTTTGTTGACAAAAATCAAATCGAACAACTTGTTGGTACAAAGATCAAAAACCTTGATTTGTACCAAAAGGCTTTTACACATAAATCTGCTCTCAAAGAGTATACACAATTTACAGAGTCCTTCGAGACATTGGAATTCATTGGTGACTCCGTCCTAGGTTTCGTTATTACTAAGTTTCTTTTCGATCGGTATGAAAGTCGCCAAGAAGGTTTCCTCACGAAAGCTCGCACCAAGCTTGTTCGTGGTGAAACTTTGGCACATATTGCAAATCACCTGGGACTTCAGAACCTCATCATCATGGATGAGAAGGGGATGCGTAACGGATGGAATAATAACCCGAAGATTCTCGAAGATGCTTTCGAAGCCCTCATTGGAGCCATCTATATGGACATCGGTCTCATCCACGCGAAAGAGTTTGTATTAAGAATCTTTACGGACCCCCAAATTGTGGATTTGAATATCATCATGATTGACGATAATTTCAAGGATCACCTGATGAAGTACTGCCAGGTCAATAACATGGAGCTCCCGGAGTACCGGGTGGTTGGTCAGTACGAGGGCCTCTTCTACATAGACATCTACATTCAGAACGCATGTATGAGTAGAGGTATTGCGAAGAGTAAAAAACAAGCTGAGCAAAATGCAGCCCGGATGTTTTTTCAGGTAAAAGATCAACTTAGAAAACAGGAAGAACTTAAAAGTAATAGTCCATAGATATTTAATATGCACCCAAATGTTAAAGCTCTCATAGAACGTGAATATGCGGCACAGAAATCTGAAGAATGGCTGTCCCTCCGCGGAAACATGTTGACGGCTTCGGATGCCGCTACAGCCATTGGTGTAAATAAATATGAAACTCCCGACGGTTTACTTCTCAAGAAGTGTGGTCTTGGTGAGAAGTTCACTGGTAATGAGGCAACGAGGCATGGTGAAAAGTACGAGGACGAGGCTCGGATCCTCTATGAAGAGCGACACGGGGAGGTGGTACACGAAATTGGTCTTTGCCCCCACCCAGTGCACAAATGGCTTGGTGGAAGCCCCGACGGTGTTTCCGAGAGTGGAAAACTTGTGGAAATAAAGTGTCCACCCCAAAGAAAAATCATCCCCGGTGAGGTCCCCGAGCACTACATGCCGCAGCTACAGCTGTGCATGGAGATCTTAGACTTAGAAGAAGCCGATTTCATTCAGTACAAACCCGCGGAGACCAACTGGCCCCGCCCCGAAGAGTTTGACGTCACCAACGTGAAGAGAGACAGGGAGTGGTGGAAAACATACCTCCCAGTGATGAAGGAGTTTTGGGATAGAGTCCTGTACTTTAGGGAACACCTGGATGAACTCCCTAAACCAAAGGAAAAGAAGACGCGTAAAAAGAAGGAACCCCCACCTCCACCCCCGTGTGAGATTGAACCACTTACAGATGAAGATGTTTATATCGAAGATTAAAGAGTAGCTAACTTCGTTAACATTGTTTCGAAACTGGGTATGCGATCATGATTAACACTCTTACATATTCTACCATATTTAACAAATTTTGATTCTTTCAAGTATTCTATAGGTAATAATCGTTTGATGTAATTATTGATTGTAGTATCATTTTTTTTGTAAAATGAATATAAAAAGTGTTGTACATCCGACATTTTGTGTGAGTTACGTCGAATGTTAAATCTTTTAAAATCGGAACCTCCTTCTAGAGGGCTTTTAATACCTGGGAATAAAGAGTGACCAAAATCTATAAATACGGGTTCAACCCCTTGATTTGAAATCTCGAGTGTATCAGACTTTAACTTGGCTACAATATTTCTGACAGGTACACGTCTAATTATGATGTTCCCTAACTGACAATCGTTATGTCTAAATCTCGGATACTTTTTATGTATTTTATATAAATTATATATAACTTGAAACAAAATAGATTTTCTTTTCTGTAAATTTGGTTTTGTTTTTAACCATTTATCCATACGTTTACCCTTGATATACTCGTAATGTAATGAATATTTACATACATTCTCTTTACAGGTTTTGTATCCATACACTCTGGGAACGTTAAAATCTTTTAGAAGATTGGCGATTTTATATTCCATATGTGACGTTTTATCTTTCGTAATCTTTACAGCGGAATTAGGTCCGGTTCGATAGACTGTACCATAATAACCACTCCCTATTTTAGACATATTATTTACAAATATTTAAATAAAAATTACCTAAGTGACCCACCCATTTAAGAAATCGAACCAAAACCATGACGATTGAAGAACAATACACGCATGCTAAGAACACCCTAAATGGTCGGCTCTTCGCCCCGTACCAACGCGAAGGTGTTCTCTGGATGCTTACAATGGAACGACAGCAGTCGGGACCTAAGGGTGGGTTTCTCTGTGACGAGATGGGCCTCGGGAAGACGATACAGTTGATCGCGACGATGTTGGGTAACCCCCAAAAGCGTACGCTCCTCATAGTGCCCAAGTCTATCATCACCCAGTGGGTTGAGGAGATTGCGAAGTTTGCACCGACCCTAACTGTGGGTGTTTTCGATGGACCTGGTCGAAAGCTTGGGGATCACGATGTCACGATCGCACCCTATTCTTTATTGAGTGTGAAGGGTGGGAAGGTTGAGGCAGATACCCCCCTCCACAGGGTTCAATGGGATCGGGTGGTGTTGGATGAGGCCCACGAGATTCGGAATAAGTCTTCGAAGATCTCCAAGAGTGTCTGTCGACTCCAAGCTGGTATCAAGTGGATTGTCACTGGTACCCCGGTCTTCAACTCGATGGATGACTTTGTGACCCTCTGCCGGTTCCTCGGTATCGAGAAGTCCCTCGTGCAGGGGATGACCAAGAAGATCAAGGACATCTACATTCTCCGTCGCACGAAGGATGACCTGGCCAAGATCAACGAACGTCTTCGTCTGCCTCCGTGCTACTTTGAGAATGTGGAACTGGATATGTACCCAGACGAGAGGGAGATGTATGAGTTTGTCTTCAAGGAGGCTCAGGACACGATCAAGGACACCTTCAAGGCGGCAACCAGTCTCAACTACAAGAACATGGTCATTTTGGAATGCCTTCTCCGGGCGCGGCAATGCATGATCTGGCCCCAAATGTATTTGGATGGGGTTGCGAAGAAGAATGAGACCAAACCCGAGCAGTGGGTTGGGCGTTCCCACAAGATGGAGACCCTCTTCGAGATGATTGGGGGGCACCCCCAAGAGAAGACTCTGATTTTCTGTCAGTTTGTGGGGGAGATGAACTATATCCAAAGTCAATTGGATTGTCCCACATTCAGGATAGATGGGTCCGTCTCCAAGGAGGACCGAAGTACCCAGTTGACTAAGTTCAAACAGGCACCACCGGGGTCGGTCTTCATCATCCAGATCAAGTCTGGTGGTCAAGGTCTCAACATTCAAGAGGCCACCAGGGTCTACATCATGGCCCCAGCTTGGAACCCTGCGACTGAGCTTCAGGCAATCGGCCGCTCTCATCGAACGGGTCAGACCCAACCAGTCTACGTGAAGAAGATGATCTACAGGGAGACTGAGACATTTTTGAGTGTCGAAGAGGAGATGATGGCCCTCCAGGGCCACAAGTCCATCGTGTGTTCGGAGGTTCTCAACGATGAGAGGGTTAAAACCCAGATTCCGGTGAAGCGGGTAAACCACAAGATTTCAATCTTGGACATCAAGAAAATTTTCAGGGCGTAATATAAAGATGATTGGTTCCCGAGCCGAAGTTTTCCATGGCACCGCTGACATGACCGCTGGTGGTCTTTCCAAGAAGGACCTCAAGATGAAGGATGGCCGCATCGTCTCTAAGGCGGCGAGTGAGGCTGCGCTCAAGCGCATGAAGGAGGAGGGTAAGAAGGCGATGGTGAAGGTCTTCAAGCCAGCGAAGAAGGGTTTCAAGCTTCAGCCCAAGGAGGGCACCGCGGCTTACAAGAAGCTCATCAAGAAAATGTAGATGTAAAGTAAGAATGACTCTCTCCAAGTGGGAAGATTCAGTGAAAATTGCTAAATTAAAGTTAGGCATAGACCCAAAGAGGTTTACCAGGATACAGGGTAAACTTCTTAAGGAGGCTCAGAAAGTATATAGTATTTTGCTTTTGAATAAATCTAAATCTAAAGAATAAATTGAAATCCCTTCAAATTTTGTGGCTCGTGAACGACGAGTTGGTATGTTTTCCATGTGCACCCAAACTTCTTATTCAAGAAATACACGCTATTGAGTTCCACAATAGCCTGACCTGAATTCCTTGCGTACAGACCGTTTGTTGCTTCATCTTTTTTAGGGTTTTTTTCTGCATCATAGACATTTGGTTTAATATTCCCGTCGATATCTGTGTCGATCTTTACTCTGAATTTTGGTTCTCTGTCGGGTGACATTTTCACATTGGAGTTAAACATCGGAGCGAGTTCCTCCTTAGACATTTGGCTTCCAAAGATTACTTCACTTTGTTCGACGACGGCATTGATAATTTTATCTTCAAGTTTTCGAACACTCTCGTAGAATTTCTTCATGTAGCTGTCATCCTCATCATATCCCTTGATTGCGAAGTCGATATTGTACTTAGTGGGTCCAACCTCGGGGGTGAAACCGGAAACCCCAAATGGCATATACATCCGGGGGAATTGGATACGAAGGGGTGTACCTTGTTTGGTGGTTAAAACAATCTTTCTATTATTGAATTCATTGATTTGGAGGTTATCGATTGCCTTGTCCATGTCTTTCTAAATGATTATAGGTTCAAAACTTTAAGCCGAACACGCCACACAATCTGGCTCTAGGCTAAACTGGATTGGTCGAGCTTTTGCCTTTGATCGTAGGTAGTACATACCAGTCTTTAATCCAGATTTCCATGCGTACATGTGCATCGATGAAAGCTTTGACATCGTGGGACTCTCCATGAAGAGATTCATGGATTGGGATTGGTCGATGTATCGTCCTCTATCGGCTGCCATATCGATGATACACTTCTGGCTGATTTCCCATACAGTCTTGTAAAGTTCCTTAATTTCCTTTGGGATGTCTACAATATTTTGGATAGAGCCCCCAGCCTTAACCATGATGTCTTTCATCTCCTTGGACCACAGACCAGCCTCCTTGAGGTGGTTGACCAGGTGTTTGTTGACCACGACGAACTCCCCAGCTAGGGTACGCCTCAGGTAAATGTTTGTGGTGTAGGGTTCGAAGCATTCGTTATTTCCCAAAATTTGGGCCGTTGAGGCTGTGGGCATTGGGGCCATGAGGAGACTGTTCCTCAGACCCTTCGTCTTTACACGCTCCCTCATAGCAGGCCAGTCGTACATACCACTCATTCGAACCCCACCCCCCCACATATCCTGTTGGAGAATACCTTGGGATGCGGGGGACCCCTGAAAGGTCTCGTAGGAACCATCAATTTCGGCGAGCTCAGAGCTTGCCTCCAGAGCTGCATGATACATGGTCTCGAAAATGTGTACATTCATGAGGCGGGATTCGTAGGAGTCGAAGGGTAGACCACATAGGATGAATACGTCAGCGAGACCTTGGACACCCAGTCCAATCGGACGGTGCTTCATGTTGGAGTTCCTCGCAGTCTCCACTGGGTAAAAGTTACGGTCGATGACCCGATTCAGGTTCTTTGTGACCATCTTGGTGACTTCGTGGAGTTTCGCGTAGTCGAATGTCTTGGTCTCCACATTGACATACTTGGGGAGGGCAATAGAGGCCAGGTTGCATACCGAAGTCTCGTCTTTGTCAGTGTACTCTATAATTTCCGTGCATAGATTGGAGCTCTTGATGACGCCCAAATTCTTCTGGTTACTCTTCTTGTTGCATGCATCCTTGTAGAGCATGTAAGGGGTACCTGTCTCTGTTTGGGACTTGAGAATAGCCTTCCACACCTCAGTGGCTGGGACTGTGGTGGTGGCGAGACCCTCCTCCTCATACTTTAGGTACAACTCCTCAAACTCCTCACCATAGACGTCGGAGAGCCCCTTAGCGGTATCGGGGCAGAAGAGGGACCATTTCCCACCTTCTTCAACCCTTTTCATGAAGAGATCCGGAATCCACAGGGCTGAGAAGAGGTCCCGGCACCTCGCTTCATCGTCACCTTGGTTTAGGCGAATCTCTAGGAAGTCCAAGATGTCGGCGTGCCACGGCTCTAGGTAGACGGCGATGGATCCCTTGCGGCGACCAGCTTGGTTCACGTAACGCGCGGTGGCATTGAAAACCCTGAGCATTGGGATGATACCATCGGATTGTCCATTGGTTCCCCTGATGCGAGATTTATTGGCCCTAATATCGTGGATGTGCATCCCGATACCCCCCGCCCATTTGGAAATTTGGGCACACTCTGTGAGGGTTCCGTAAATGCCATCTATGCTATCTGCCTTGTTAGCGATGAGAAAGCACGAGGACATTTGTGGACGGGGTGTCCCGGAATTGAAGAGTGTTGGGGTGGCGTGGATGAAGTAGCCTTGGGACATTTTGTCATAGGTCTCTAGAACAGCGGGGAGATCGGTACCATGAATACCAATAGAGACCCGCATAAACATATATTGGGGGGTTTCGATGAGCTTTCCCTCTAGGCGTTGGAGGTAGCTCTTCTCTAGGGTTTTGATACCAAAGTACCCAAAGTCAAAGTCCCTCTCAGTCTTGATATCATCTTTGACTTTTAGGGCAACGTCTACAACTTCTTCTGTAATAATCCCAGCTTTCTGAAGTTTCTTCATGGCGATGTGGAAGTTGTTTGGACAAACCTTCTGGATATTACTTGCGATAATCCTGGTGGCCAGTATCTCGTAGTCTGGATCGGAGGTGATCATACCGACACAAATTTCAGCGGAGAGGATATCAATTTCCTGGGTGGTGATGCCATCGTAGAGGGACGAGAATACCTGTTGTGCAACTTTTGTGGAATCGCAAGTTTCAGAAAGTCCGTACGTTAAGTTCTTGATCCTATTGGTGATGCTATCAAATTTCATATCCTCAATACGACCTGAGCGTTTAGTGACCCTCATATACTTTTTATTCCACTTTTATTTTTAACTTACTTCCCACACTCGAGATCCTTGCTCCGGACAGGGACTGGTCCGGCAACTTCCATTTTACGGTTAGGTTGGAGAAGGTATGTGTTCACGAAGAATGGCCCAGTCTCCCCAGCCTTGGCTACTGGGGCATACGAGCCAACGAAACAGGCTGGGGGTTCACATGGAATTTTCTCGACATTTTGGGGTTTGTTGGCATAGACTTCATTGAAGTCAGCGTAGTCTAACATTTAGTATCTACGGATAATTTTTTTTCGGGTGTTATATTAAATGGGGATTCTTGAATCCATCAAGCAATGTGAGACTCCACTTAATACTCTATTCTTTTCGGAATTCAATAGAAATATTCTCCAGCGTGGGATTCGCCAGGCGTTCAAAAATAAGACTGGTATTTCTATCGATTACCAAAACCCGGATGATCTATATGGTATCATGAGGGTCGTTTTCATAAACAACTCCGGGGATCACCACACCAAGGTTAAGGAACAAGTTAAGGCCATGAACATGCGGGTCATCGATATGGCGTTATCCCAAATTCAAACGGGTGTTTCCCAATACATTGCATATGCCAATGATATTGATACTATTAGTATGCCCCTAGATCAACCAGTAAACACGAGTACAGTTGGGAAAAAGATAGATTTCAATAACAAAATTGGAATCAATTAAAGATTGTAGTCTCAAGTATGATAAGTGATGAGTCTCAACTACTATAAAATAGAAACTGAAAAAGTATGTAAATCGAAGGGCTGGGATAGGGCAGCCATTGATACTGTGTGGCTTCTTCTCACAGAAGAATTTGGAGAATTAGCATCAGCTATCCGCCAGCACAAAAAGGTCTTCAAGAAGATGAATTTGAAAAAGGAGAGGGGAACAGATGTCATGATGGAGATGGGGGATGTGTTTAGTTACCTGTTTCAACTAGCCCATATGCTAAACGTGGATCTTGATGAAATGTGGAATGAACACAAACATAAAATGACAGACAAAAAATATAATCTGAAGTAATACTAATAATGAGTGAGTTTATGCTCAGTGACCAAGATACAATTGACGACGTGAACCCATTTGTCTCTCGCGATTTCTCCCTTCCAGGAGGTGTGAGACAGACAGGTGATTTTGAGGATTTTGAGGAAGTTCGTCCGGTAAAAAAAGTCGAGGCATCTGGCAGTGTTTTCTGTGAATATGGTCTGTGTAGCACTGAGAAGGAGGGTGATTCTCGAGCCACTTTCGATAATATCCACCCCCGTAGGAACATAGATTGCGGGGTTGCACCCAAGAAAATCAAGAGTGCTCCCACTGTCGGTGTCGGTGTCGGTGTCGGTGAACCTACCGCACCAATGATTGGTATGATTTTATGTATAATCATAATGGTGTATTTAGGTCTATTGTACGCAAAACGTTAAAGAAATATGACAGACGTGACATATTTGTACATCCCTGTATGATATCCTGTATAGATTCGTTGCAGAATTTCTTCATGAACTCCACTTGCCAAGCACTCTCCTTATTTATACGAGGTGGTTGAAATGTAGGATCTAAAATTTTACTTGCGTGTAAGAGGCGAAGATAAACATTATCTATCCGCTCGTATGCCAATGTATTTTCAAGTAGAACTTCACACATCCGCTGCCTCACCTCCAATGTTTTTTTCACCATGGCGTCGAGGAATTTTTCGTATTGAATAGATTGTGTGTTTGACTCTAAATATACCCAATCAGCGAGGGGCTCTGTATTGATGTAATCTTTAAAAGTCGCATATTGCCCTACACTTCTAATATAGCGTTCGTATTCAATCTCAACATATGAAAGATCAGACTCCACGTCATGAATATGTCGAGCAGACTTAAAAAAGGAGGTCATTTGATTTAAAGACGTTTTGTTTCTTTAAACACCTAAGTGGCTTCTGTCCACGTAAAAAGTATGTACTCTTCAATCGCTAATAACAGTTTTTCCTACCTCCTCACTATAAATGATTTCCGGAATCAGTTACCAGAAGAGTTTAAACCCTCGTGGATAAAGATTACCACAATTACGATGGTCTCGAGCTTTGTCCAAAAAATTGATATCGATAGATTACGGACCACTTTTGAGAGGATTGGTTCCTACAAGATGAGGCGACAGGGATCAAAAATGGATGGATTTGAATGGAAATTGAAGCCAACTACATTTTACAATCAGGTCACACTTACCTACCACGATACATACAGTACGAAGTCTGTAAAGGTGTTCCCAAATGGAAGTATCCAAGTTGCAGGGTGTTGTGATCTCTTCGATTGTAAGCGCATCATCACCCAACTTATTTTCATTTTCAAAAACTTTTTGGGTATGACCAACACAGCTCCAGTGGAATCTTTCCGGGTTGTGATGATCAATTCAAACTTCAGTCTCAATTATAACATTAACCTGATGCAAGTTTCAGATTGGTTTGAGAGGTACAATGACATTTTTAAGGTGTCTTTTGAACCAGATAGATATTCGGCGGTTAAGATTAAGTTCAAACCAGCCCATGACATGAAAGAGATTACTTGCAGTATATTCAGCACAGGGAAGATTATAATCACAGGGGCAGAGACCCTAAAGGAAATTGCATTTGGGTACAATATAATTAATCAGCACATCAACGAGAACCCCAGAATTAGGGTTTCTCGAACTACAGAGACGGATGTTTTTGATATATTTCTGGGATACAAGTGCGAACCCTTTGTGAAGGTTTTGAAAGAGAGAGGTTTTGAGTCATGGATGAAAACTATATCCAATAGACAAATTAATTTCTAGGTGTATTTTAATAAAAGATGTCTCAACGACTTGGCATGGCCGATGGTCGATGCTTCACCATAAACACGTCAGCCCAACTGTTCAACAACTACGTGATGAAACAGAACAACATTTCCTTCGAGGACAACTACTCTTACAGGCAGCTGCTCCAAAAGTCTGGACCAGAGATGCTCTCTAAGATCCAAGACGAGCAGGGGAAGACCAACTGCAATGACTGCAACAAACCACTTGTCAACGCCTCCAAGATTTACTAACTGAGCTAAATTTGGTAAAAAAACTTTACATCCATACTATAGAATGTCAACATGTTCCATATGTCTAAATGAGGTCAAGTCGACTCGGGCAAATCCACCGACTCGATGCGGACATATGTTTCATTCCCACTGTCTACAGGAATGGAAAAACAAAGGTAAAAATACTTGTCCCGTATGTAGAAAAGTTTTCGATGCTTCACAATTTAAAATTACAGTCACAGTACAGAACAATCACACAGCATTGTCAAATACTGTGTCATTGAATGAAAATACTACAATGGAGGTTGTGGATCTTTTCGATTTATCCTTCGACGGTGTCGAAAATTTGATGGATTTAGATAGTATTCTATCGGACCTTGGGATGAGTCTTTCCGACTTTGATACCGGAATTCTTGACGCAGAATGAACTACAGTACTTCTCATAGTTTAGACCTGGGTAGTTCCTAGAAGCTTTACGGGGATCTTTTATCATACCCCCATTAGCGTCAGTCAGAAGTGGACCCGTAGCCCACCCCCTCTTGTGACTGAATACATTAGCTTTGAATATAATGCGTTTCCCAGTTTTGAAGGTTCCAGCCTTCTTTATCCTTGACTCTGGTACCTTGAAGAACTTAGCTACCGATTTTATGGTATCTCCAGGCTTCACTTTGTATTCTACAACACCATGTTGCTTATAAAAGTGAAAGTCACCCTGACGAATATAGTTCGTTGGTCGCCCAGGGGAAACAAACATCATGACCTTGAAGTAGCCCTTTTTACATTTTGTATTCGCATCAACCTTGTAGACCTTTTTGGGGTTGTCTGATATGACGCGGTTTGGGAGACCTGTACAGTGGGTATAATTGTGATTACCATTTGACAATCCAGATCTATCACCTGGTATAGATTTCTGCCAACGATAGGCTTCATAGTCACCAACAGCATACGCATAACAATTATTATTACCTATACCTACACTTGTTCCCCACCTCCTATTTGTAAACCTACTTTCTGACCCACTCAGGGGGAGGTCTTTCATTTGAAGTAGGGATAGAAAAAAAATATCCACCCCTAATAAATGATCAAGGAGGTTTCCAAATCCGAAAGTAAGTCTGACATTCTCTCTGAAATTCTCATCTTCGTGCTCACAATCCTCATCAGCACCTTCATCCTCCGCCTCGTGTGGAACAGGTCGCTCGTGAAGCACATCTCTATCCTCAAGCCTATCAAGAACTTGACGGATGCCCTCATTCTCGCCATCTCCATGACCGTCATCCGTGGCCTCTAAACTTCATTGTATCCAACTAATTGTTTACCATTGGGGTCTACGAGTGTCGGGAACGCATCCATACCAGCACATGATTCTTTATCACAATCGATAAACGTATGAGGTATGTTTTTCTTATTCATATATTCTAACTGCTTACGAGTCCATCCACAACCCATGGTCCCGTAAACCGTCCATTTCTTACCGTCTTTTGGTGGAGCCCGTTCAGTTCGCATGAGAATCATGATAACAACAATCAATAGAATCACGAAAGCAATCATATTTTATTATAGGTAAATATTAAAATGTCTTCAACTGAATTTACTATTGGAACTAAGAATGTCACACTCAAGTACACCAGGAAAATGC